CAAATGCACCGGTTATGGTGTTCTGGATCGAGATGAACGCCTCTCCGACGGCTGTTCTAAATATCTCTGAATTGTCCCACGCCCCTTTTAAGACGGCGATGATTGCGACAATGGCTGCTATTGCTATCCCGACCGGGCCAGCCAACCCGGCCAGTGCCACCCCGGCACCTCCTGCCCCTCCAGCTATGCCAGCAAAGAGCGGTGCCAGCGTGTTAAATGAGGCGGCGAAAATTGCTAAAATTGGTATCGCACTGATTATCCCGCCGATAGCAACGACAATCCCAGCAATTGCACCTTGTACTGGTTCTGGTAATGTTGAGAACTTTTCTGCAAGTTTTGTCAATGCATCAAGGGCTGGGGCAAGTGCGTCTTTCAATGTGTTTCCAATTGGTTCTAATGTGCCTTGTAATTTCCTTAAGGCACCTTCCCATTTTTCTCCCGGGCTTTGCTCTGCCATATCTTTTGCTTTGTTGGCCGTATCTTCAAATGCGTCTCCAACTTGAAATAGTGCTGCCGCACCATCCACGCCAAGGTCTTCAAATTGCGATGACAATAACGACAATGCTGCCTGTTGTTCACTTGGTGACATTTTTTTCAAGTCCATCCCAATTGATTTCGCAACATCCGCTACCGTTGCTTCGCCGTTTTTCCATTTCTGAAACATATCTTGGGTATCGCTTGAGAATGAACTAATTACCTTATCAACTGATCCGTCGCCTAATCTGATCTGGAATTCCTTGACCGCATCAGCCGCTTTGTCTGTGTTCATCGCACCGTTTTCCATTCCATTTGCGATGATCTGCATCATATCTTTTGCTGAAAATCCAGCTTGTTCAAAATAAAATGGGTATTCATTTAGTGTGTCCAGAAAATCCCCGTTTTTATTCATCCCATTTTGAAATCCTGCTGCTATTAAATTCAGTGCTTCGTCACTTGTTATCCCGAATGCGCCCATCAGCTTATCTACTGCGATAATATTTTCTCTTACATCAGTCCCGGTTCTTGACGCTATTGTGACTATCTGGTTTGTTAAATTCTGCAAGTCTGCGTTATTTAATTCGTCGAATGATTGTTTCGCTAAAATTACGGCGTTGGTTGCTTCTTCTACCGTTCCAACAACACCGTTTTCAAAAATATTTTTGACAATATCATTTAATCCTTCTGCCTCTGATTCAGTAAGTCCCAAGTTTGCTCGTAAAATCGTTTGTGAGTCAGCGTATGTCATTGCAGTGTCCATCGCTGCTTTGCCGAAACCAACGAGCTTCTGGCTTACATTTGAAAGCGCATCGGCCATCTCAAACAGTGTGATTGATTGGACATTTTGGTTTAATTGATCTAATCCGTCCCCGGCATTACTGGCACCCTGTTCAACGTCGTCCAGTTTGTTTTTAAATTCCACCACTTCTGTTTTGGCGTTATTCAGTTTTGTTTCCAGATCTTTTACTTCTTTAGAGTTTTCACCGTAGGCTCTTTTTGTCTTGTCCAGTTGGTTTTCCAGATTTTGAACAACCTTGTCGGTCAGCTCCACTTGCTGCCTAAGTTGCTTCTGTGCCAGTTCTAGCTTGTCGGCTTCGGTGGCGTTTTCTCCTAACTCTGCCCGCTGCAGTTTAAATGAACTGGTCAGTTTTTTCTGGTCGCTTTCCAGCAGCCCCATTTCAGACTTTAAATCACCCAGCTCTTTTTCCAGTTTCCCGGTTTCGCTGGACTGGTCTTTTATTGATGCCGTATTTACGTCCATCTCTTTGGTGTATCGGTTGAGTGTTGCGGTCGCCGTTCCAATATCTGAATCAAGCTTCCTGACTTTTGAAGCTTGGGTATCATATTCCTTCTGGGCCTTTTTAACTTCTTCGGAATCTTCACTGTGGGCTTTTTTTGTTTCTTCCAGTTTTTGTTCGAGCTTCTTTAGTTCGTCCGTCTGGTTTTTGTACTCTTTGCTTAGCAGCTCAACCTTTACCCGGTGTAATTCCACTTCTTTTTCCAGCACTCTGTTTTTGGCTGTCAGTGCATCAATCGAATTTGCATTTCCTTCAAACTCTTTTGTGACCGCTCTTAGTTCCTGGCCGACGTTCCTCAGTTCACCGTTAATGGTTTTAAGGGCCTGTTTATACCCGGCCTCTCCATCAATCCCAATTCTAAGCCCTATATCGTAACTCATGTTTCCCTCCTTTCCGGAAAATAAAAAAACAGCTAAATGCCTTTAAGCATGTTGACTGCTTTTCTCTGGTTTTCCCAATATTCCTTATCCAGCTTGTAATTGATCAGATCAATGTAGTGCCAGATATCCATTTCGTCTATTGATTCAAGTGTCCACCGTTCTTCCAGGCGGGCTATATAGAATTCATCAATCCACTCCTGCAGGGTTAGCAGTTTTCCTTCGCCTTCCCCGCTTGCCCGTTTTTTGATTTTCCCAGCCTTCCAGCCGTCCCGTTTGCGATAGCCTCGATTGTTTCTGTTATTTTGTCCATCATTTCATCATAGTACAATCCATCATAAAAATCATCGCTGGTAAATTGTTTTCCGTAGACGTCAACAACATAGTCAACCAGTTCGTCCAGGGTCTCTTCGGTGATGCTTTCTGGTTTGAGTGATCCAGCAAGTCTGATCGCCCGTCTGACCATTCGTCCCTTGGGGCGTCCGGCTGTGAAAGTTTTTTCTTCGTTATCCAGCATTAATGTAATTTTCATTGTTTTTCCCTTTCTTTAAAAAAATAGGGGCCGTTAGGCCCCCTGTCTTATGCCGCTTTATATACCGTGGCAAGGAAGTTTGTTGGTGGTGTCGTTCCTTCGGACTCATCCATGACAATCCCTTTTTCTCCGTCATCGTCGGTGATAAACGTGCCTTTAAGGGTTGGCGTTGAAAATGTTACCTTGCCGTCTTCTTTTTGCTTATAGCTTTCTGATGGTTGCATGAACCGGCCTTTGTATAACCATGTATAGGCGTTTTTCCCGTCATCCAACTCAATCATAAATCCACAGGCCACATATGGGGCCGTGTCGCTTTCTTTGGTTAATAGTGTCCCTTTTGTTGCGTCGAAGGTTCGACCCAGCAATGCGGCCCGATCTTTTAGCGGGAATTTATTAACCGTCGCTTCAATGGTGATGTCACCTTCTGTATTGACAATAACCCGTGTCTGGCCATCGCCGATCAGTTTTGATTCTTCAACCTTCATATCTAGTTTAACTTCCATTAACCCCGGAATAACTACCGGTGTTCCATATGTTCCGCCTTCTGCCAATGTCGCATAGCAAAAGTTTTTAATATTTACTGGTACTGGTGCTGCCATTTTTGTATCCTCCTAAATTTTGTTTTATCCGAATATTTTTCTCATCTCTTCGTCAACAACTTGTATCATGACCTCTTTTACTTGCTTCCTGGTCTGGTTCATTGTTTTTCTGACGAATGGCCTTTTCTCCATTTTCTTTTTCCCGTCCTGGGTTGTTGTCCCGGACTCGATCGCTCTTGCTATTAACTGAAAAGCGACCCCCTCTGAATCATATCCGTCGAAACCTACTTTCGCCGTCCACGATCCATTCATCAATGTAATTGGTGTTATCCCCATGGCTTCTGCTAATTCTCCGGTCGCTTCGTCAGATAGAACGCTTCTCAGGTTAACCCCCATTGCGTCGGCCACTACCTCTGCCCCGGCATATACTGCCTTTTTGGCTATCTCGTTAACGTCTGTACTGGCCCGGCTAAGTTTAATCATAAAATCTTCGCCGCCCATAAATTCACATACTGCCATTTAAACCTCCATGGGAAGCTGCCACACCCATTCATGATGGGTTATTGTTACCCCTGCTGATTCTTCATACTGTTTCGAATTATACCGAAACCCTACCCCGGCATTATTCATGGCATTCTGGATCTGTCCGAACAGTGGATCATCTTCTGTTTTGGTGATAAGATCAACTGTTCCTTCCAGCACTTGAATTCTCGTTTCGCCATCACCGCACAAACTAAAGGCTTGTCCGTCGTGATCCCAGATAATATACGGTGGCTCTTCACCTTCAGGTGCAAAGCTCCGGTAGGTTTTTTCAGTTACGGATACCAGGGCGTCTTCAATTTTCTGGAATGTCATATAGGTTACCTACTCTTTCCATGGTAATCAGCATCGTTGGCGGTTCTGTGTCGTCCGGGTATTGGATATTGATAACCTGGTATTGTTCGCCGTCCTGGGTAACGGCCACATCAGTTGCTGTGATCTTTTCTCTTTTCGGGCATTCAATGAATAAATCGGCCTTGCTGTTTGTCTGCATAGCCAGATTCATCCTTGCAATGCCAACCGTTTTGATGTTGTGCCGCAACGACTCTTTAATGACCAGGCTTTTCTTTGGCGTTTTCCCTGGAATGGTGACCGTCTTTAACTCATAGAATTTTATTAACCCATCGTTAAATGTCCGCTGCTTCTTTGCTTGCGACATAGGCTTTTACCTCCTCTGCCTGTTGGAGTGATAACAGCTCCGGCAAATAGTTTTCCATGAACTCGGACAGCGCCCCGGCCCGAACGTACCTGCAGTAATCAAACAACAATCCTCTGGCGTCTGCTTCAATGGTGTAGTCCATTGTCGCCCCGGCCACGTTGTCAATATAGGCCATCCCTCTTTTTATGATCCCAGTTATTTTTTTATCTGTTTCGGGATCTTGCCACGTTATGTCCAGTTCGTTTTTTACATCAGCCAACAGTAATGCAAATGCCTCTTCTGTCATCTTCTCACCTCCAATAAAATTAAGGAGCTGGCACAGTGTGCCGCTCCTCGTTTGCTTATACTACTTCTTTAGTTGATACAGTGCCTTTGACGGTTACTTCCTGGATTGCTGGTGTTAAGCCGCTGATATCGGCATAAACAAAGGCGGTGTTGTCCAGTGGTTCGCCATGGCCATACATTTTAACCAGGTATACCCGTTCGTCTTCAAGGAACTTGTATTCGTCCGAATATTCAATCTTTCCGGACAAGGCTGTCCCTATCCCCATAAAGTAACGGTTTGCTAATCCGAAGATTGCTTTCCCGGTTGGTACTTCGGTTGACTGGATCACCTTAGTCGGGAATGGGAATACATTGTTAACATAGGTACCATCAGCGGCCCGAATGGTTGTTGATGGCATTACCTTAGTCAGGTAGTCAGTTGGATTGACGACCATGATCACCTCTGTTACGACCCGTTGGTTTCCTTTGGCATCAATTGCCATTCCCCCAATCAGGGTTCCGTAGGTTACCGGGTCCAGGCTTGTTACGGCCACGGCTGTTTTTAATGGGTAAACTCCATCGGTTACGGTAACTCCTTCCCCGACTTGCCGGTTCATGCCGATTGGCATATCTTTACCGGTTCCGTTGATGATCCCTTCTTCTACTCCGAAGTAAAGCGCTTCGGCAAGAATTGTCCGGATATATTTATCCATCCACGCTGGTCCCAGATCCAGCATTGATTTAGCCACCGGGATAAATGCCGATAGCTTTTGGAGCGTCATGTTAATTTTCTTAAACCCGGACGTCAGCTCTTTAACAATTGCTGATGTCAATGTTCCCCATGTCGCCAGTTGCTTACTGTTGGTGTTCACAATGAATTCAATCAGGCCACTGGTGTTGGTGAAGTTGATCACGCCCAGTAGTGGATGATTCGCTACCAGGTCATCAAATACCGCATCAATTGTCGTGATCGGCATAACCACATTTAAGTCACTTAATGCCTGTTGCGGGCTTGATGTCCGCATCGCTTCAATTACAGCCTGGTAATATTTCGTTTCTTCTGACGTCAGTTGCCGAACCCCTCGTGATGCCAGTACAGTGGCATCTGCTCCCATGGCAATTGATTTTGCTTCTGAGATGATCGACTCCTGGATACCGTTGGCAAAATCAGCAAATACTTTTGCCAATGCCTCAGCGTCCTCACTCTTTAACGCCTCTTTTACCTTTTCGGCGGCCAGCTTCTGTTCTGCTTCTTTGGCATCAGCGCTCTTTGCAGAAAACAACTGCAGTTCCATTTTTTTCTGTGTGTTTGGTAATTTCATTTTTTTACCCTTTCTGGCTTAATGCAGCCACTAAATTTTTTAGCAGGTTTGATTCTTCTCCCTGCGGTTCTGGTACTTTACCGTCTGTTTCCGGTACATTTTCTTCTGATTCCGGTACATTACTCCGACAAGCTTGTTTTTTAATTTCGTCAACCTGCTCCTGCATTTCTTTTTTCAGATCACCCAACGCCTGTTTCACGTTGTCTGACAGATCAATTTTAAATACCGGGCCGCCCGTTTTTTTTGCCAGCGTCTTAATGACTTTCTGCTTTACGCTCTGGCTGGCCTGCAGCCCCGGTTCTTCTTCTGAAACCCCCGTCGCAAAAGCCATGGCCACGGCATCAGCTGGTAGAATCCATGTTTCTTCATCCAGTAGTTGTTTGAGTGCCGCCTCTTCGATATTGACGCAAGATAAATAGGCATTGATTGACGCCTGGGTGATGGTGTCCAGGTCATCAGCCTGTTTTCTCAGTTCTTCTGAATTGCCAGATGTATAGGTCCATGCGTTGTGGATCATCAGTAATGATGCTTCCCCCATCAGCCTTTCGTCTCCGGCCATAAAGATAACCGATGCCGCTGAACAGGCGAACCCGTCGCAGATCGTTGTCACTTTTGCCGGGTGCCGCTTTAACTGGTTGTAGATCGCCAGCCCTTCGGCTACTTCCCCGCCGTAGCTGTTGATATAGCAGTTGATCTGCTCGGCTTCCAGCAGCTCCAACTCTTTGGCCAAACCATAACTTGAAACGTCCGACTCAACCCATGGCCATGAGGTGATATCGCCATAAATGTAGATGTCTGCGGTGTTCCCGTTTTTTGCCAGTGAATAATACTTCTTAATTGCCATCTTGTCCTCCTTTCTTTCGCTTTTTTTCTTTTGCAATAAAAAACCACCTATCCAGTGTTAGGCGGTCCGTTTTGCAATGCCGTCAGCAAATCTTCGACGGTGCTGTAGTTTTTGGTTATAAAGTGCTGATCGGCCCACGGTTCGTTTATCTGTAGCTCGCCCAGCATATCCAGCATCTGGTTAATTGAATACACGCCGCTGGCAATGAGCTTGTCAATCGACGGTGCTGATTCCAGAATATCCATATGCTTGATGTTTCTGGCATCAATCTTTAGATACGTTCCCTGGGTAAATGCTACATAGCCGTTGCGCTTACGGTTTATTTCTTCCTGCAGCATATCAATCAGCGGATCAATGCAAAACGTCAGATAACTCTGCATGGCATCGCTGATCCCGGCAATGTCGCCCCGGATCAGTGCTGGCGGTATCCCGAACGCTCTGGCCGTGAAATCGTTGATGTCGTCCATCATTGCCCGGATATCCCGGGTTCCCTCGTTTGAGTAGGTCTTGCTGCCAATGTCGCTGAACTCATAGCCTTTTGGTAGTGGCAATACCGAATTTTCACTTTCAAAGAATTTCTTAAACCGCACGTTCATTAGGTCGTCAAAGTTCTTCCTGGCCTCTTCATCGCCTTTTTTAATTGCTTCGTAGTTGAGTATCCCTTTGCTGCCCCGTGACTTCTGATAGCTTTTCATGCCGTACGTGATCAGTTTTCCATAGCTTTCATAAATCGCATTGACAACCTTTTTCATGTCCTGTTCGGATAGCTTGAAATAAAATACTTCTTTCCCGTTATAGGTTTTTGAAAAACTCCAATCGCCCACCTGTACATTGCTGTACAGATTTTCCATCAGTGCATACTCTTTAACCGTGAAGCTGTCGGCCACAAGGAACTGATCGCCCTCAATGATTACCAGGCATTCATTGTATTTGTAAAGCTGTGAAATCAGCTTGTGCAAAAACTGTGATGAATTCTGGTTTTTGTTTGGCTCCACGTTCCAGTAGTAGTATTCTTTTTCTTTGACTTCTTTGTTTGCTTTGAATGTTTTAAATTCGCACTTACTGATTGAGTTTGCAATCATGTTAACGGCGGTATGAAACGCCAGTTCCCGGTAGCACGTTTCGGCCACAGCGTTGTAGAATTCCTCTTCTGTCACCTGTTTTGACGTCACAATACCACCACTTAAAAAGTCTCTTACCCATGTTATTAACCCCATTTTTATCACCCCCTTTCTATCCCGCTATTATCAGTAAATGTACACCGGCATATCGGCAATGACATTTTCTGTTTCTGTCAGGTTTTCTTCCAGTACGACCGAATGCACAAGTCCCATGAATGGGTCAGTTTTCCGTGACTTACTTTCTATTTTTGCATAATACCTGTTCCCGGTATCGCTGCCGTCTTTTCTTCCGGACGTTAAAACTTTGGTATTATTGGTGGCCCACCTCAGCAGTGGGTTATCTCCCCAAATGAAACGCTGGTTGTTGAAATAACTTTCAATTACTGGCACGATCTTATAGATGTCTGACGGGCGGACCAGTCTGACATTTTTCTTTTCTTTGGCATCGAACCCAATCTCTTTGAGCGCTTCGGCCAGCAATGCGTAGCGGAACCCATCACAGGCCAGCTCTGTTATGTCATAGATCGCCGCCATTTCCTCGATCCAGTCCGTCAACAATTTCGGCGATATTTCTACATCGTCCACAATTGTCAGCAAACCCAACTTGATCAGCTTTTCCTTATCCATCTTGACCCGGTTATAGTCGGCCGATTTTGAGCAGAACCATGTATGATTAATGTCGTACCGGTACTCCCCATCTTTGAAGTGCAGGTTGACAGATGCCATGTCATTAATTTTGGTATAGTCAATCCCACAGCTGCAGGATCTGCCAGTCAGATCAGGCAGCGGCTTATTTGTGGCCTTGATATTTTCGTAGTCTGTTACTTCGGTTTCTTTGTTTCCCCGGGGCCAGTTCAGTCGCTTTGTAAAAAACTCTTCTTCCATGGCCGGTTTGTACTTCATTTCAATTGACTGCTGCTGCATCTCTGTCATCAGCGTTGGGAACTCCCGGAGTGACGGGTTTGCTTTTTCCCACATCTCCTGATCCAACGCCTCCTCTTCACTGTCAATTTTATAGATCAGCGGCAACCAGCGCAGGTCTTCAATGTCTCCATTAAGAACATCTGTGGCAATGGCCAGCATGTCGTCTAGGACGCCCTCTCTGACATTTCCGTTGGTAGTAATATAAAAAGACCTGGAATGCTTACGCTTCCCAAATCCCGATGTAAAAACCTTGATATTATCATAATCCTCATACTGGTGTACCTCATCAAAAATCAGGCACCCCGTCCGCTTGCTGTCCTTTGTTTTTGCGTTCGA